TGAATAATAAATACTATTACCACAACAACATAAAAACCTATTATACTTATAATTATTCCCATCATCTTAAATTATTAGTTTTGTATCCAAAAATATAAATCAATTGAGCAATACTTAGACTCTCTGCTTTTATTCTTACAGTTGGTTTTTCCATTATTTCAAGCTTTTATTTTTATTGGTGTCATCGTTTTAATATCACTTATTTAGATCAAATATAAATAATTAATCTGAATCTGGGATTGAAAGCCCATAATTATTTTTCGCAAAGTCACGATCTTTTTTATCGACGGAAAAATAAGGATGTTCGGGGCTAAAAATATACCGATCTTTCCCTGCGTTCATTTTAAAAACGTCGCTCATTTTATCGGTAACATCGTTAAACGTCGTTTCCTTTTCATCCTTTGGCGTAATTTCTTTCTCTTCGTCTTCTTGTAACAGTACGCACTCACAATTAAAATGATTCTGGGGGGCTATCTCATTCCAAATGGGATCATCTACAGGAGCTATTAATCCGTCCAAAGGAGCACATATATCGCAAGCATCGCCAACGGTCTGATAAATCAAATTCGGAAATATATCTTTCTCACGTTCGAATGAATTCCACGTTACAGCCTCTTTAGCTTGAAATACAGCCGTATGGTATTCTGTCCTGGCCCAAGCATCGTTATAAACTTCAGCGACTTGTTCGGCATGGAATAGAAAATCTTTTTTATCTCGTAAATTGCCATCGTCATCAATAAGCATCGAGCGAAGTTCTTTAATTTCCGTAAATGATTTTGCAGCACTAAACATATAAACATTCTCGCGTAATTCTGTGAGTAGTTCTAAATCTTTTGAACCTTCAAAATCTTCTAACGAGCCACCAAAGCCGTGATATAGCCCTTTTTTTAAATAATCGGCAATTGCAAAATATAGTGATTCGGGAATATCATATTCGGTAATACTACCGTCAAATATTCCATCCAGTAAATCGGATAATTCGTCGTCGCTATATTCGGGTTTCGGGGTTTTCAATTTGTGCTTTTTAAAATCTGTTCCTTTGTTTTCTTGCTAATCGATGCTTTAGCGTTTCGTAATGATCTTTCACATCATCAACGCTTATTTGTTCAATTTTTGCAACTTGATCAACGCCATAAACTCGTACAAGGCGTTCCCATTGTATTTTGGTGCGAGTTTCTTTGTCTTTGCCGAATATCTCTTGATGTTTCTTTAATTTGGCTTGTTAAAGATCAGGATTGTTTTCAAGTGTTTCCTTAATCTTCTTCAATGCCTCGTGATGTTCCGCTCTAATGAGAGTGTCCGCATCCTGTTTGTTTGTGTCCATATAGCTTTTCTAGTTTGTTTTTTACTTTGTCATTGAAAGGAATATTGCTTACTGGAGCAGTAATACCGTTAGTAACCTTTATGCCTGTCCTATTTGTAAATTCATCGGCATCTACTTGCAAACCTGCTTGCTTTATTCTTACCGACTGGTCTATAAACGCATTTTGATTATCAACAATTTCAGCATCATTTTTAAGTACTGCGACTGTATCTTCAGGAATAATAAATCCCAAAGTCCGCATTTTGGGTAGCAATAGATTATTTACGACGTTAGACATAAACATGCTGTCTTTTACCTGCTTATCCTCCATTGCCTTTTCTGCTGGACTCTTAACTCCTGAATTTCCAAGTTTACCGGGAATGGAATCTATAGCGTCGGCATGCCCTAAAATAATCTTACTTATGTTTTGTTGTAACCTCTTTTCATGATTGCCGAATACTTGCCATGTCGACGATCCATTTGATGTATTTAAGAATTCAATTTCATCCTGAGGATCAATAACAGCTGAACCGTTAGCTCCTAATTCTTGCAACGCTCTTGAAAATACATCTCTTTCAGCATCTATTTTAGTTGTTTTACCAACTCTATAAGGCTGTGTTGATATTTCCGCGTAATCTGAATTGAATCCAAGCAGGTTACGCAAATGAATTGAATATAATGCGATTAAATAAAGTATACCATAACCGCTGTCCGAAGTTCCTATTTCGTTAGTTGTGGGAACATAAACATGCCAATCGCAGTAAGGTTCTTCCATAAACTTCGCTCCACTTATGGAATAAGTAAAGTTAGTCACATTCAACCTGTCGGGCGAAACATTCCATCTTTTAATAATGTTAAGATTCGGGAATTCATTGTTGATTATTGACCCTAAAGTTATTAACGTGTAACCGTAGAATATTGCGTTGAATGAATGGAATAAGTAATTATTGAACCATTGTTTATTTTGACCTTCGTTTTTGACTGTATCGAGAAATATATCTGTTGTCTTTTGATCTATATCACCTTTTTTGTTAACAAACTCCCATTTGCGTAAAAGAGTCATATCTCGACGTCTGTCCATACATGCCGAAACATGCCCGTCTAAAATAGTATCGATCGCTAAACGTTGTAGTTTGACGCGATGTGGATACCAAACATTTTCTACTTCATTTATAACGTCTCTCCATCCTGCTATATCCTGTTTAACACGTGCTAATTGAATAGGTGCTACATAATTCCTTAAATCCTTTTTAAGGTCGCTAGAATCAATACTACGAGTAGACAGTGGATTAGCAAACGTTGGTTGTATGCCTCTATTCGCGTTTCTAAATTTTATATAATCTAAAGGGCTTGACATATTTTATAAATTATTCCTTACTCTCAGTAAAGGCGTGTAATTGATCTCTGTATGTATCTGCGTACATTAACTCTCTTGTTGCGTCCTTATCAGCTTTTTGAAGTTCTATTGCTTTACTTTTCCACATGATATAACTTTCAAGTGCTTCTTGTAAAAATGTGTCTTCGTTTTTACTTTGAACTTCTGCTATTTTGTTTTCTTGCTTTGCCATATAAAATTTTATTAATTTCCTTATTTTTATATCCGATTGACTTTATGTTTTGTATTACGTTTTCGAATTTTACCACTTCACATTCCCATGGCATATAAATCTTCCTTTCCATATTACCAATTATTTACTAATTTAGTTCTACCACCAAAACGTATTTCACCTTGTTGTGAACTTGCGACTGTAGGCAATAACGGGATATTCGGAGTTATGCCGTCCGCATTTTGACATTCCTGTAACCATCCCAAAGCAGAAGTAGAAGGGAATGTTATGCGTTGCCCTCCAGTTTGTCGGCTTGACACATCGCCCATATATCTATTAATTCTGAGCGTTGGCACGTTTTGAGGTGCAATCCTGCAATGTGCGTTATAAAGAACTATATCAACAGCTACTTGTATAAGTTTTTGATCTCGCGTATCGCCTTGACTCCAAAAATTAGTATTGAGTATGTCGGTCGACTCGGTTATGCTGTATGCCGTTCCGATACCCCAATAAGTTACGCCCTTCTTTGTATCGGTTGGATATACGTTTTGGATCATATTTACATTAGCATTACCATTTTGTAGTTGATCGTAATGATTCATTACATACGTTGCAATCTTGCATGTATATGTTTTGTTCAAATGTATAATCTGATCGCCAACATTGTAAATGCCATTTATATCAAATGTGGGGTGTGGGAATATTGCATTAAAGACGGTGTATATTTCACAAATAAACGTCCAATGAGAAATATTAAAAGCTTCGAGAATTGTTATGGCCGTATTACATTTGTATATGTTTTCATTTTGAATGCAATAAGAACCAATATTGTATAAGCTAGTTGGACTATAAGGCAATGAATCAATATATACATTTTGCCCGGCGTTATATGTTTTTGTTTCATCCCATGCCAATATTGGTTGTAGTGCAATTGAGGTGTCATACTTGCAATCCAAATACCCCTTCATTTCGGTTATTGCTGCCGATTGTATTTTATCTAAAAGTCTTTTACGACCATTAATCGCTTGGGATAGATTATCCTTTTGAATCAATTGCTCGTAGTCGCCATAAAAGATGAATGAATCCATATTGAATAATTTGTTTGTAAATATACAAATTATTTGGAATCATTCTAAATAATGAGAATTATTTCATAGGCTACTGTTTTCGTCATAAAGTTATATTGTTAGTATTATTTTAATATCCAAAACATTGCAAACTTTTACGAATGATTCTAATGAAGGATTACCTTTATTATTTTCAATTCTCGCAAGCAAATACCTACTTAATCCTGTCAATTCTGATAGCTTAATCAAATTTATGCCTTTTGATTTTCTTATGATTTTTATTAGTCGTGCATCCATAATGTTTTATTGTACCGTTATTATTCACATTAGTGTTTCATAAAGATAACATTATATTTTAATAAAACAACATTACCAGCTGTTTTTAGTCGAAATATTTGAAACATGAGCAGGTTGCGAAACCTTCCCGCCTCGTTGGTATTCGATAAATTCATTAGCGAAAGCGGAACAAAGGATATAGTCAAATAAATCTGAATAATGACCTACTGTTTGATATTTTACCTTTGTTCTAGAATCGGTCGCCTCTTCTTTTAATTTTGTTCCGTCCGCCTTTTCTTTTATCGCAATTAAATCATTTATTGTAGTTTTGCAATTTGAGCCGATAATTATATTTACGCCTCCAATATTCTTTTCAAAAACCGTATTGATCCATTTGCCACGTAACACTACCGAAGGGTTTGATTTCTGCACCCTATTGGTTGGGTTATATTTTCTAAGGTTGCTTATTACGAGAGAATAAAAGTTAATACCTTTTTCAAGTTTAGTGTCTTCTTTATTGGCCGTAGCATCACCGTAAATAAATAATCCTGCGTTATGGCTATAATATCTACGCTCAAACTCTTGACAAACACGCTCTATTGTGTTATTTGGACTTATTCCGCTTATTTCATCAATCATCCGTAATTCTTTATTCTGAATCTGAAATACTCCAAGGGGTAAAAATGGGTTAACATTATCATCCCAACTTATGTGTAAAGGTAGATTAGGATCGTAAAAAACATCTTTAACATGATATTCGATATTGAAACATTTATAAAACTCACCACCTGTTTTTAAGTTTATTTCCCAATTGCCTTCAACAAAAACCTCGTATTCAAAACGGTTCATATTATCCTTAAGCGATTGCAAGTATAGAGGCTGTTGTGTTATTAAAGGAATGTTATCGAATATTCGGGATTGAATATAGTGCCATCTAGGATTCAATGTACCATCTTTGAAAGGCTTATATATCTTATCCTTTACCCATCCGAATGATGGATTTGCGGTAGCAACAACAATAGGCGGAGGCTGTTTTTGTGCGTCTTTAATTATATAGCTACCTGCTCTTTCAAAAGCTTTCCCAAAACTTTGCTCTTGGCATTCGTTTATTTCTTCAAATCCAAAACCATTTACCTCAAAACCTTTCCATCTGTTAAGTTCTTTGTCTGTGTCGAAATTCTCGGGGAAAAATATAAGTTGCGATCCGTTTCTAAAGGTTGTAATATTCTCACTATTGTTTTCGTGTTTAATAAAACTTACTGGCTTTATTTTCTCCCAACTAGGATAGAGATTTTTTTTTATGGCAGGTAAATCTTTACGGACAATTGCCCATCGACTGCCAGGATATATTTTAGACAGCATTATGAATAAAGCTAACAATGCGTATGTTTTACCGCCCCGAATACTGCCTCCATAAAGAACAAAGCTGTACTTTTCGCAAAATACAGCTTCTAAAAATTCCATTTGTTTCGGGAATGGTTCAAAAAGAACTTCTTTACTCATTACAATATAAATTCTTTCCCTCCAATTACAAATACCTGTTGTGTTGCGATCTCTTTGCCATCACTTTTGACATCAACATTGTTAACTGCTTTACCGATACCTCTATTCAACATTGTTTCAATTACATCAAACCCCTTCCCACTCACTATTGATTTACCGACGATTCGAATCATGGCTGGTTGTTTAGGATCATTTATCATCTCAGATAAATGAGGAATGTCGATATTCACCAAACGCATATAGCAGTCGATTATATCTTTTTGATTAGCTGCGGTGTATCCTTGGCTTTCTAATTCGATATTAACGACTGCTATTGTTTTACGATTAGCTCCCGTTTTATTAATGTTTTGGGGATTTTTATCAAACCCCTTCCCTATTAAACTTTTCGGGTTGCCTTTCATTGCTTTTACATTGCTTTTTTCTTTCTTAATAACCATTTATAGGCTTAATAAGTTAAATGTTCAAATGATCTTCATTTGTTTCGTTTAATGACAAATATACTCCTTTATTGAATGCCAATAAATCTTTTTTGATATAAAATTTATCATCGTATTTATTTTCTCTTAATAGCGATACCGAATCAACTATAAATTTGGACCAATCGATTGTTTTATCAATTCCTTTATAGTTATTTATTTTACCAATCTTTACGTGATCAATAAATTTCAATGATTGATTTAATAAGTTAAGACTTTGTTCCGGGATTATTACTGGTTCAAAACTTGCCCATGTTATGATCCCATTTTCAGCAAAATATCTTAAGCTATCGATTCTTTGTTTTGGAAGATTTGCTTCTTTTTCCCATTTTATCGAATCAATATCATTGTCAAATGTAAGAGTAGACCCGATCTTGAAACGATTTCCGAATGATTTGAATAATTCAATGTCTTTTATTGCTTTGCTTGGATTCTTTGTTAGAATTGCTACTTTGTGATTATAGAAATTCAAGATATCCAATACTTGAGCTGTTTCTGTTGTTTCCAAATTATTGTAAGGATCAGTGGTAAATGAAAGTAATATTTGCTTTCCGCAATCCTTCATTTTTTTTGCTGATTTCTTTAGCGATTCAAATTCGAGAGGGGAGATAACATTCCCATGTTCATACTTTGAGTTAAATCTAACAAATAGATTTGGTACATAACAATAAAGACATGCGTTATCACATCCTTTAAAATAATTAAGAGCTAATGGTGAGTACTCTCTAGCCCTTCCTGATGGTTCATAGATATTCATTTTTCTTTCTTTTTAAATTATTAACTATTCAAAGATAATCATTATTTCAATAACTTGTTATCTTTCAGCTACTTAATTTCAAAATAAAAGTAATTTTTATTATTGTGTGAACAGATGGTTATATCAGATACATTGAACTTTATTGCTATGAATTGAATCAACTTATCTACTCCGTTTTTATTAAAAAGAGTCGGACATTTATCTATCATCTGTTTTGAATATCCGTATGTTTCAAGAATATTCTTGTTTACTATGCCCATAATTGTTTGAATGAATGTACAATGTACGATGCCTTTATACTCTTTTTGTTTTAATATTTCAAGTTGATTAGAAGGACTTCCATAGCTATCAAGATCAATTATATCGTAGTTATATAGATCGAAATTTTTAATAAACTTCAAATTGTCACCTTTTAAATTTATTTTTTTTGAATAATCTTTAACGTCTATCGATAATATATTTAATGTCTTATTTGTTCTCTTTGCAACCTCTTTCCAAAGTACTCCTTCTCCTCCAAAACACTCTAAAACGGTTATTGTGTCTTTATCGGGCAAAGACATAACACGCATTTTAATTTTATTTTCAATTAACGATAAATCATTGTTCGTTTTAGTTGCTTGCTTGCTCATATTCGATGCCTTCTATGTCTTTTATTTTTTGTAACATATCTTGTATTTCAATCATCTTTTCCGGTGAAAAAGACAATAAAATATGAGTTTTTTGAAAAGATTTTATTTCTTTTTTTTCTATTTTACCTTTTTCTTCGAGTTCTTCTTCTGTATTTATTTCCAGCCCCCAATCGTTTAATTGATCTAAATCCCATTCGTTTGTTAGGATATCAAAATCATGTTCTCCAAAACCTACATTATCGGCTATTATAAATCTTTTCTTTTCTTCTTCTGTTAATTGATCTGCTTTCTTTATCCAAGATTCGGGAACATCTTTATAGTTAAGCTCTCTTAATGCTTTAAACCTCATGTTTCCGCCAATTATCATTCCATAAGAATCTACTATTATTGGACGTAAATCCATCATTTTCGGAAATTCTTGTATTGACTTTACAAGAATTTTAAATCTTTCATCTTTTATTAAACGAGGATTATTAGGATTTGAATATATTTCAGATAATTTCATATTTCACTAATTCAAAATGGAGCCTCTCCGAAATCCAACTTTGTTTGTTTTACAGATGATGAACCTCCCGATTTACCACCGCCAGAACCTGCGTAATATGCCATATTATTTTGGTATTAAAGATTTATAAAATTGATAGTTAAAATCGTATAATGCTTTGTTTTCTTGAATAATCAATTGTTCCAGGTTTTGAGAACTTCGAAGGTTAGAGCTTCCGTGCATTGTAACATGTCCACCTTTCTCTGTTTTAATCAAAACGAGTTTAGCGTGGACATTTGTATAATAAATATTAAATGCATCACCATGCTTTTTAGGTATATTTTTAAGAAACTCTATACATGCTATATTCATAGCGTTATTTCGAAACATTTCCACTTTTATGAAAAAAGTAGAAAGTATAAGATTTATTTTTTTTACCCATCCCTTCTCGATCAAAGCAGAAAGCATTGCAAAGTTATCTATTCCGCCCGATAATGATACTATTGTCAACTCTTCAACTCTTAAGTGATTTTCTTGAATAAAAGCCCCTATAAAGTCGCCAAAAACAAATTTACCTTCTAAATTAGCGTATACTGTTTCGCCCTTCTTTATATCGATATCCTTAGCAAGTTTAACGGCGTTAGCGTATCCAACTTCGAATGTAGTTATCTTGTTGTTTGTTAATTTAATGAATTGATCCGTTTCGCCACTTTCAAAATTATGGGTAACAAAATCATCCATTTGAGTTTCTAAGAAGTCAATATCTTTAGATTCATCCTTAAAATCAATATTGAAAGGATTTTCGTCAATAATCTTATGCTCTTTTTTATGTTTCACAAAACAAAGATATTAAATATTATTTATATTCGCAGAAATAACTCTGAAAACTTGCCAAAAGTGATTAATCTTTCCAGGTCCGGCAGTGATTATTATTTCTTTCAATAATTCTGAATTAGCCTCATTCTTAGCTGCACCGAAGCAAGTATTTTGAATATGATTATATCTTTCCTTGAATTGATGTAAAACATGTTTGAGCGAGTTATATTCAGCGTATACTTGTTCTTTTATCATTTTGTCGTTATTGTCTTTATTAGCTAAATATTCATCTCTCTTTTTATCTGCTCTTTCTTTTTTGATGCTTTCTACGAGTATTTCGTGATTTAAATATGACTCTGCAACTTCTTCATCGATATTTAGCGAATCAGCAACCGATTTAACTAACGAGGCGAATGCATCTTCATAATCATCATAATAGCATGTATCTCTTTGATCATCTTTGTAAAATTCACCTTCATAAATATAATCGAATAAATATTCTTCAAATTCTTCTTCATCTGTTGAAGATATATATATACTCTCATTATATGAGGTGCCCCAACCCCAAGATACATAGGCTTCATATGTAATTACGCCTTCTTTATCTTCTATTTCTCTTGTTTTTAGATTTATTGAACTACCGTAATCGTGTGAGATCATCACGAAATCGTAAAGATTAGTTTTAACTACTTTTCCATCTTCAATTACGAACACTACTTGGTTTCTTGCATCTGATTGTTTCATTTTAGTAATTTTTGTGCTACTTAGTAGCGATTAATTTGATATGTAAATATACTTCTTATACTCGAAATAACAATGAAATGTTTCGATTATTTCACTTAATTATCTGATTATATGTTATTTAGAACGATTATAAATAACAAAGGCACTCTTTTTATCTGCTCTTTCTTTTTTGATGCTTTCTACGAGTATTTCGTGATTTAAATATGACTCTGCAACTTCTTCATCGATATTTAGCGAATCAGCAACCGATTTAACTAACGAGGCGAATGCAT